CCTACTTCCATTTCTTGTAAATTGTTGCCACGAGACATTTGAACTCTCCGATTAACCTTTAGTTATAATCTATATTTATTTATAATTTAAGAAATTACAATGAATTAATAAAATTATTAAATAATTGAATTTTATGCTCGTCAAGTCTTCTTTGATCTATTAAAGTATCAATTTTCTTTTTAGTATTTTCAGCGAGTTTTTCGCGGAGAACGCCACCATCCCAAATCCACTCTTTACCTTCCATAATTCCCTGAACAAAAGCATCAGGGGCGGAAGGATCTGCAACAATATCAGCTGCAGTTGCAAGCATAAAATCTTCACCGACTTCTTTATAACCTTTATTGTTTTCTCTTAAAGAACCAATTCCACGAGACGAAACGCCGAGAGTTACTCCATCTTTGAGAAGTGACTCGGCAATTTTGCCCATTGGAGTTGAAAGAATTTGTGCCTTACCAATAAAATTATTACCGTCTTGCTTTAATTCGGTAATCTTATGTGAAACTCTATCAAGATTTACGGTGGGACCATCAGGATGACCTAATTCACCTAATGCTCTACCTTTTTTTACATAATTTTCGTTGTAACGATTGACTTCTCTTTCCATAATCTGGAAAGGATACATTCTTCCATTACGATTTACACATTCACTTTGGAGAAAAACTCCTTGAATGTATAATTGCTTTTTACCGCCTACGCTTTCGGTGATAAGTTCAACTTTTTCTATTTCTTCTCTGATGAGTTTCATTTTTATTAGTTGGTAAGTCCTACTTTTGCTGCTCTAATTGCAGAAGATGTCCAGATAACATCAGTCGGAAGTTTCTCTAAAAATTCAACTGAATTTGCTGGCATTGTAAAATAATTAGTAGTTGCTGCACCAACAGAAGTTGATACACCAACTGTAACAACACTTCCAGTATTGTTATGAAGACGTACACAAGTTGCACTGGTAATACTAGTTGCAGTTCCAGCAGAAGTTGCTGTGGAAACTTCAGTATCAATTATTTTGGTTCTTTGCATTTTTATAATAAAGACTTTATTACTTATTTATTATTTAATCAAATTAAGATAAAATTACCAGCAATATCAACAGATTCAAATATAAATTGCTTGAATGATTTTATTCTTCCTCTGATTCTGTATTAGTGTTGAACATAATATTTGCAATTTCAGGTCTAAGGGAATCAACTCTTTCCCCTGCTTTTACATAAAGAAGTTCTTTAATTTTATCGCTAACTTGAGAGGGGGATTCATCTCCCATAATCATATCCATAAGTTCATCCATAAAAATAAAAGCAATTTTAATTATAATTTATTTAGAAAGATTTATTTTGATAGTTCTGCAGTTTTATCTTTTACCTGTGTTGCATCAGCATCTTTTGTTACATCTGGTTCCATTACAGGTTGTCCAAGATTCATATTTGCTGTTTGTTGATCCATTGGCATACCAGTAGCAGGATCAATTGGAGCATTTGGATCTGGAATTGTGCCGTTTTCAATTTCTTTCTTGATAAGCATATCTTGCTCAATGATTTCTTGATCAGTTTGACGAATAATTTTACGACGAACATAATCTTGAGAATAATACTTACCGATATATGGTTCAGCAGTTGCTGCAAGATTTAGTCTTTCTGTAAGAAGTTCTGCTTCTTTGAGTTCAGAGAAATGATTATCATATAAGAAATCATACTGAATATGTTCAGACATTTCTCTCCAATCTTCTGGAGTAATAATATTTTTAAGAATTAATTGTGTCTTAAGCATATCATTAAACATATTTGAGAAACGCTTTCTTAAACGTCCTACAAATTTTGTAAATTTAAGTTCATCTCTAAGAATTTCAGATGAACGTCCCAAATTAAATCCACCCTCTCCTTCCATTCTTGATGGTGGAACATTTAATGATCTATAAAGTTTGCTTTGGAAATATTTAATATCTGTAATTTCACCAAGATTTTGACCGCCAGGAAGAGTTGAAATTTCAGTTCCTCTGCCACCTTCTCTTCTTGGAAGCCAAAAATCTTCAAGCATACTCATGAATTTTTTATCATCACGGATTTCTCCAGTGCTTGCATCATAAACTTGCTTATTACGATAGCGCATCATTACATCGCGGAGATATTGTTCCGCTTTTACTTTAGGGAGATTTCCTACATCAATATAGAAAATTCTACGTTCAGGGGCACGAGACAAACGGTAGATAACCAGAGAATCCTCAATCATACGAAGTTGATTGAGTGCTTTGATTGCCTTATTCAAGTAAGATAGTGTAGTTCCTTTATTTCTATCTACAAGACCAGATGTACAATAAGTGATTGAATCTCTAGTCATTTTTATCCCTGGATTTGCAGATGGACTTCCACCCGATTGCCCACCCATTGCTCCAACGGGATAACTCTGCTTTGGATTATATACAAAATACTCTTCAATTTCTGGGAATTCATAATCCATCGGATTATCAGTATTCCTAGCAGAGAGATTGTATTTTACTTCTTGAGATTTTTTTTGTTGTCTGACATATCGAATTTTCATCGAATCGATATATCTGAGTTCTTGTATTCCTTCTTGAGGTCTTTTTATATCGATTACTTTATGGTAGAATAATCTACCATCTACATACCAGTTTCTATAAATTTCGTGACACTTTTTATCAAAATCCAATAATTCTAAAATATGTTTAAATTCTTCTCTAATTTTTCTTTTTATTCCATCACTAGCATTAAGATTTGACAGTTCAATTTGAACTGGACTATCGTTACTATCGCTTACAATAGCTTCATTTACAATATCTTCAATTGCACTATCAACTTCTGGATGAAGAGACATCTCCCGATATCTCTTAATCAAGTCAAACTCTGTTCTATAGACTCCCTCAATATCTACATACGAACCAAAAAAACCACTAGTTAAATAGTGATCAACCCCGTCCTCATTGTTTTGAGGAACGGGGGATACTGCACTAGGCGCTAATGATTCATTATCATCAATTGAGAATCCAAATAATCTCGCCATAATTTATTTTACTTGTTAACTGAGTAATATTATTTATTTAATATTTCCAGGACCACCATTGATTTCATAGTATTGAACTTGGAATTCCACATTAAACTCCTCAATAGTATCAGATGTTTCATAAGAAAGATCAATTTGAGAAATATTGGTTGGGAAAATATCAAAGAATTTATATGATCTTAATACCGTTGCTTCTCCAGTTGATCCAGCATTAACTGCATCATTTACAGCATTTACTCCATTTACTTTTCCACTTCTTCCTAATTGATAAACAAATGCGTCTCTCATATATGAAGATGGATTAGTTGCTCCAGTAGCATTATCAAGTTTGTTAATTCCATTCATCCAAACTTCAAAAGCGTGTCTAATTCTAAAATCTTCGTCATTAATAATTGTTACTGTCCAAGTATCAAAAGTTCTATCTCCAGCAACTTTCAGAATTCTTCCTCTAAAGGGAACATCAATTGGGGCAACGTTCGATGCAGGAAGTGCTGCAGCTTTACAAAGGAAGTTGAATGTTAATCTCGTATTGTTGTCCCATTGATTTTTTGCAAAATCAGGAAAATCTGGAATGGAAACTTCGAAAATATTGGGTCTTGCACCACCACCAGCAAGTTTTTCCTTAAAATTTGAGATGCTTCTAATATTTGGTCTGTTGCTAACGTTTTGAGTCATTTTAAGTTACCTCCGTTTTTTTAATTTCTATAAGGTTATCAAACTCTACCAGCAACTTCATCAAAACTGATTCCAGTTCTAGTTGCAACAAATGTCAGTGTCACGTAGTTAATCGATTTAGCAGGTTTAATAAAGATATCAGCTCTAAATTCATTATTATCAATTACATCTGGAGTATTATTTGACTCGTCACAAATAACAAGGAAATCATAAAGACCTCTCTTTGATTGTACATCTCTGAGATAAGGTTCAACAATATTTGCGAAGTTTGATCTTGTAATTGAATCATTAAATTCAAATAACTGTGCTTGTGCTGCTCTTTCTAGTGCCTGTTCAATAGTGAGGAAGAGACGACGAACGTTAATTCTGTCAAATGCAGAAGCATATCCAAGACCAGTTTTATCACCAAACAGAAGAATTCCAAGTCCAGGTTGAGTAATAATTGGATTTACTCTTTGAGTATAAAGTTGATCTCTCTGTTCTTTTGTTGGATTATATGCAAGTTTAATCGCATTATTTAAAATTCCTCTTTGCTGTCCAGCAGGAGAGAACCAAGGATAAGAATTAATATTAACTCTCATCATCAGTCCAGCAACATCGGCATTGCAAGGAATATATCTAAATGCGTTATTGAATCTGTCATACATGTACTTGTATCCAGAATCAAATACTGCATAAGATGAAGAAGAAATTGGACTAAAGAACCTAATAATGTTATTAGTTTGCGTATCTGCATTTAATATATCAACTACATTTGCTCTATGAGGAGAAATGACGGCGAGGCAATCTTTTCTTCCATTTGCAATTGCGATCAGTTTATTTGCTTTTGCCTGAGAATCGAATTCGTTTGTAAGTCCAGGACCACAAATTAAGTAATCAACTTCTAACGCATCTTTGTTTGCAAATAAATTATATGAAGTCATCAAATCGCCAAGTGTTGATTGCATTCCACCGTTAGCGCCGTAATCAAAACCTCCAGTTAAATTGTAGGTTACGTTACCAATTGTACTGAACGTTGTTCCTTGGGAAGATTGACCCCAAAGACCATCCGAAGTTGATAATTGAGTATATCCAGAAGAAAATCCAGTTGCTCTTGGAACAGTTTTATTATATACATCTTCTGCTTCAGATGGATTTGCTCCCGCATAAATGTATGAAGAGTAATTTGAAAGGAAGTTCTTATAGTAAATTTTTTGTGGTGAATTTACTTCAGAAACTGCATCAAATGCTTTAGAAAGATTTACATGTTTCTCTAAAATATTACCCTTGATTCCAGTAATTGAACCAGAATCGTCCACTATTGCAATGTGCAGAGAATCATTTCTTCCAGATCTATTTAAAACGTAACCATTTGTTGATGGTTTTGGAGCAATAGATTTCCAGTATATTACACTGTTTGTTAATCCTAGAGTCTGCTGATCGTACCAATCTTGTACTGTTGTAATAGTTTCTGATGCTCTTCCAGATCCAACAAAAGTTACATTACTATTTTCCTGAAATGATGCAGCAGCGTTGCCTCTAGCATAAGATACTGAAGAAGTAACTCCAGTGTCAGTCGTTCTAGATACAATTTTTATGATAACTGTACTATCTCCATTTACGGAATCAGTTGAAACTCCAGTAATAATTGCATTCAGTTGTCCATCAAAAGTGCTTACTGTTCCATCAAGAGCAATTGAAGTTCCACTGATGTCGGAATATACTGCGTTTCCAATTGTTACTCCAATTCCAGATAAACTAGTAGTAGAAATGCCAATAATTTGATCGCCAAGGTCATCGATAAAACAAACTTTTAAATTATTTGCCCAAGTTCCAGGAGTCTTTGCCGCAAAATTGAAATTGGTGGCAGAAGAAAAATTGGAACTGTAGTCATCATAATTTTTAATTTTTACTGCTGTGTTTGCTACACCTACACCAGCATTTGAATTTTTTAAGTTTGCACCATCAGTTCTTACAACTTTAAGAACACCTCCATATGAAAGATACGATGATGCGCTGAGCCAATATTCATATTGTGCATCGGTTGAAATTGGCTTACCAAAAACATTAATTAAATCTTGTTCTGTAGTAATATCAATTGCTTCATCGATTGGTCCAATTGAAAATGGTCCAGCAATGCCACCAATGTTATCTAATACATTTTCGGCTCTTCCGACTGTTAAATCAACCTCTCTAGTTAGTACACCAGGAGATAATTGAGGAGTTGCCATGTTTTGCTCCCTAAGGTCTCAGTTTCTCTAAAAAATATTTATTAAAAGATATATTTTCATTTGATAAAACCGTGCATGAACAACTTACCAGTCAGGATATTCCCATTTTGGAAATTTATATTTGATCTTTCTTGATTCCATTACTCTTTTTATAGAGCATGTTTTACATTCATATGAATATGAAGACAATTGATACTTATTTTTTCTAGTTCTATAAAAACCATCAATAAGATCTTTTATTTGGCCGCAAGTCCTACATTTTCTTTCCGTAAGATATAAATGCTCTACTTCAAACTGATCATCTACGTCCATTACATATACTCCCACATATATGCCATATCACCATATTCATCTGCGTGCCACATATCTCCATTTGCATCAATAAAAGACGAATCTGTATTAACACCATCAGTAATAAATCCAAATGGTGTCATATCTTGTTCCACTTGATTTTGTTGCTCATCATATAATCTTTTTCTTATATCTTGATCTGTCAGTTCTTTAAAGTAATCTTGAAGGATTAACCAGGCATACATTACTAAGCACATTACCAAATCATCGTTGCACCCATCTTCAGCTTCAAATGACCCACCTTTTTGTATAAAAGTTGTTAATTCGCTTATGATATCATAATCAGAAAATATTAACTTACTATCTTCTATTAGTGCCTTTAAATTTAAACATCCAACCTTTTTTGTAGATTTGGACATTTTTACTCCTAATTGAACTTTCTTTCCAGAAAATCCTTGTCCTAAAACTTGACCTGCTCTTCCTCTCATAGAAGACATAAGAACATTTGTATATTCTAAATCATAATGTAGTCCTGCCGCCACTTGATCTCCAACATCATTGACTTCACATAAAACATAAGCATTGTTATATGAAACAGCGACTTCTTTAATTACTTGTGGAAATAGAATAGGTTTTATTTGATTATTTCTATATTTTGCTACTAATCTATGTGGAAATTGTGATACATTTATTACAGTAAATGCTGAGTAATCTTTTTCTACTCCTCTAGCAACATCAACTGTTATTACATAAGTATTATCTTTTTTCGGGTCTTCAAAAACATCCAATCCAGCGTTGCTTACTTTTGCTGTTTCATATACTAAAGTTCTCAGCTTACTTGGATTTATTAAAGTATCAACAGAACCTAAAAATTCGCACTCAAACTCTACTCTAAATTGCTGCTCGCTTGTGTTGGCAATTGTTTGCTCTTTCCATTTCAAATCCCTTCCTGGAACTTCACTCCAATGAACTTCCGTTGGAATATATTCATTTTTTGATCTTTCTGCATCGTGCCAAATTTTATAAAAATGGTTCATCCCGTGAGGGGTAGAAACAATAATTACCTTTGTATTTTTACCAGAAGAAATTGTTGGATATACGGAACTAAAAAACATGTCCGCAATATGATTTGGGATGAACGCAAATTCGTCCAAGAAAATGATATTATATGATCCACCACGAACTGCAGATGCTGATGTAGATGCTGCAATAATTTTAGAACCATTTTCGAGTTCTAACGATGCTTTATTCCAAGTCATCACACCTTGCTGTAACCACTTTGGGAGGTTCTCATATGCCGTCTGAAGGCGGTCTAACAGATCTTTTGCAGTAGATGCCTTGTTAGCAAGAATAGCGATATTTACGTTGTCATTGAAAATTGCATAATGAAGAAGATACGAAACTACAATAGTAGATTTGCCAGACTGTCTCGGTAATTTACAAACATTAAAACGATGATTGTGAAATCTTTCAATCATTGTCTCTTGGAATTTATATGGTTTGAATGGTTGCAAACCATAATCAAGAGTTACAATCTGAATATAATTTTTTGCAAAATAAATTGGATCGTCTTGACAACGAGCAAATTCTAGTACTTGCTCTTCAGTAAATTCAATAGCGGTATTTGCTTTTTTTAAAAGCGGATTACCAAGATAATGTTCAGCCATAATAATCTTATTTTAATTTACCACTTGACTTTATTTGCCCAATAAGCAGCGGACATCTTTCCTTTTGATATATTTTTTGCATGTCTCGTTTGGAATCTATGGCGACGACTTGCATATTCTTTGGATTCTCCCTTTTTCTTTGGGGAACCTTTTACTCCAAGTTGCCCAAAACGGATTAGTTTTTCCTTACCACCCTCACAAGCCTTTACAACGTGAGATTTTCCAGTTTCACCAGAACCGTGTGCTTCAGCTTTTGGCTTATTGCACTTCATTTCAGACTTTTTTGCCTCTGATATTTCAACCTCTTCTTTTCTAGTTTGATATGGTGCCAATTTTACTTCAGCATCTCTAAATTCTCTTGGACTTTCGTATCCAGTTGGTTTGGATCCATCTTTAATACTGGAACCTCTACCTAAAGATTTTCTTTTTGAAGATTGTTTTCTTACATCAATTTTTTCGTCAAGTTCAATTTCTTCACCCATAGGTTTTACATAATTATTTGATGGTCCAGGTTTTGCATAACTACCGGAACCAACTCTAATTAATGGATTTCCACTTGGAAGTTCGGAAACTGAATGATGAATTACTTTAGAACCAGGATAAATCTTATTAATTTCAAAATTAATTTCATTTCTATTTGGAAGTTTAGTTTGTGGGAAGAACATTCTGATGGAATAATACTTACCTCTCCAGGAAAGAGTTACTGCAATGATATTTCCAGTTTCTGCTTGAAGTCTTGTTGCTTCGTAGATTTTAGAAGTTTTATTATTTAAAATTTCTTCCTCTTCTGAAATAATCTTATCTACAAGAGATTCAGTCTGTTCTTTTTTAATTTTGGGAAGTTCTGTTTGTGCTAATTTTTTCTTTCTTAATTCTACTGCTCTATCTCCCAATTCTGCTGCTGCTTCTGGAGATAACGCACCAGCACCAGTGGATCTTTTTATTTGAGTATTTTTTAAAGGTAAGATACCTTTTCTTACTGTAACTGACTCTTCCATTTCATTACTTGCAACATAATCTGCTGCAGTATCAATATAATCTGCTGCCTTAGTAATTTTTGATTGAACCCACGCTTCTAAATTTCCTTCACCTTTACCAACTTTATTTTGCAGTCTTTTGACAGCATCAGAAATTGTCTTCAGTTCAGATCTTGCCATTGAATATTCTTCATCTTTAATTGAAACTTTATCCCACGCTTTTTCACCGTAAGAGCATTCAGATCTTGTTTCTTTTTTATCGCATAATGGGCAATATCTTTTCTCTTCGGATTCTTTGAGTTTCTCTGCTTTGATCAAATCAATTACTTCAGCAAAAGTATTCCCAAACATATCTTCAATTGAAACATCTTCTTTTACGTCTTTAAACTTTTTATGTTCTTTTTTTGCAGATGCTTCCATTTTCTTTAAACGTGTATAGTAATCGGGAATTTCGTCTAGATGCTGAAGAGCAATATTTCTTGCTAGATTATGATCTTGAGTATGCTCGTGCTCAATAGGTTCTCCAATTTTAAGTTGCTTTTCTATGAAAGAAACTTCTAAACGATGTTTCTTTGCAATTTGCTCAACTGTTTTGTGAGATTTAAACTGTTTACCCATTGAACATTCAATAATGATAATAATATTTATTCTTCTTTTTGTTTTTGCGCCTTTAATAGTTTAGATAGTTCGGCGGTAGATCCAACAAAAAGTGCATTAGTAACATTTGTTGGACCACTTACTTGTTTTGTTTCCTCTATATCTTTGAGTTTTTTCTGCAAATCCATCAATTTATCTGTTGCATCTGCAACATTTTTTATTAATTGACCTGCAACCTCATAAGCTCTCGCTTGCTCTGTTTCTTGTGCTAATTCGAGAATTCCATTAATTGCTTCTTGACCTTTTTCTATGATAGAATATAAATTACCTCTGGTATATTCATAATCTTTTTTAATGTCATTCTTTAATGGATGAGATTCAATAGAAGATTCCAATTCTTTAGGAACAGCGGAAGATGCAATCTCAATAGAATCTTCAACTATTTCAGAAGATACATTAAATACGTCATTTAACTTTTCATATTTTTTTGTCATTTTCATACTTACGAGAATGCTCCACTAAAACCAAAATCATCTCCAGGTTTAATTAAATCATTATCTGCATCTGTTATTAATTTAATTTCAGTTCCAGATACGTGCTGAGAAATAGTAGTTCCATAATAACCTCTTATTACAGTAATTTCATTATCATCAATAGATTTAATTCTCAAAGTCTCTTCGTCTAATGTTATGTATGAATTAGCAGTTAATTGAGATGAATCACTTACTAAAATTACAGTATCCAACATTTCAACATCTTTATTCAGATTAGCAACAATGTTATTTGTATAACTCTTAGTTGCAAGAGCTTCAGAAGAATATGTAACTTCTCTTCTCGCAGATGATGAAGACTCCCCAGATACATATCCAATAGAGACTTTTTTGATAATATCTTTTGATATAGTAGTATCCGATGTCGGACCAAAAAGATAAGTTTTAGCAGTAAAACTCAAAGTATAAATTAATGCTCTTCTTGTAGAAAAATCTCCCTCATAATCATCATCCATATTAATATTGTTTAAAATAATAGGAATATCCCTCTTTTCGCCAATTTGATCAACCAAATCAACAGTTAAACTAAATCCTGGTTGAAAATACGGTAAAATTTGCTCAACAATTTGAAGCATATCATCATTCTGCTTCGTCATTATACTTAATTCAAATTCCATATTATATGGAACTGGCATATAAGATCTTTTCAGTTCAGATGATGCATTTTTAGAAAAAAATGTTTGAGTTGTTGTAACTTTTCTAGAATTATCATAATTTAAACCCACAAACTCAAATGACATTCTAGGAAGAGTCATTTGAATCGGTTTATTTAAATCTGGTTCTTGTTCTAATCTAGCAAGAAATTTTTGAGTTGGTCCATATGCCAAAGGAACTTTGATCATAGAAACAACAGATCCAGCATCATTTTTATGTTGAATTGAAATATTATTAAAAAGGGTTCCAAAAGAAATTATAGTCCTTCTTAAAATTTCGTGATAAAAATACTCAAACATTTTAAAAATTTGTAGTTTAACTATTTAATAAAAAATATTTTTTCAAATACTTCCAAAAGGATTTTTTTCGCTAAAATCAACTATTAAATTGGATTCATATTGGATCTCATCATTTTGTGCGTATGGATCATTAATATCATCAGTATTTATTGCTTGTATTTGATAAGTTGCTCCAGATGTTTGTCCTATTAAATTTTCACCTTTTTGGAATTTTCCAGTGATATTGGACAATTCAAGATTTCTTGTAACTGCATTCCAAGTTTTAACCCTTGCAGTAACACTACTTGCACTTCCAACAACTACTTCATTTTGTTTATATGTCCCAAGTCCAACTAAAACTGGAGGTCCAATTGTAATGACTGGCGCAATATAATTTGGTGCTGAATTATATCCCCTTCCTCCGTCTAAAATTCTTATTTCAGAAATACTTCCATTTTCAACGATTGCAACTGCTTTTGCTGTTTGACCTATAACTGCAGTATTAAATGTCACTGCTGGAGATGTAGTATATCCAGATCCACCAGAAGTAACCGTAATAATTCCAATTACACCATCCGCTATTATTGCTGTTGCAGCTGCTCCTACCCCACCTCCTCCAGTGAAGATTACTTTTGGTGGAGTTGTATAACCATATCCAGATCTTACTAATGTTACTGATTGGACTCTCAATAATTTTCCATCTGGTTCGCATATGTCAACAATTCCACCAATCATTGAAGCAATACCAACTGCTGTTCCATTAAAAGATGGTGATGATGATATAGCAACATTTGGAGAAGTTGTGTAACCGGATCCTCTATTTGTAACATCTATAAATCTAACTCCACCATTAAATGTGGATGCAACAGCAGTTGCAGTTGATCCAACTCCAACCATAGTGAAAGTTTGAATATATCCAGCATCTTCTACATTATCATCTATGTTAGTAATTCCAGTGTCAATAATCTCATCTTCATATCTAAATAATTGACACCTTAACTCATAAACATAATTTTTTTGTAATTGATAAAATGGTTTTTCGTGTTCGACATAATTAATTTCAAATAATCTATCTCCAAGTGGAAAATAAATTAGATCTCCTTCTTTTGGTCTAGATGTAAGTTTATAACTACTTACGTTTTTTATTAATGGAGTTATATATAATTCAAATCTTTCTTTAGATACAATTAAAGTTAAATCATCTAATTCTTGTATTCCAAATTTAGATAGAATAGTTCCTTGTCCTCCATATCCTTCGTATGAATCTACGTAGGCTTCTAATGGGTATGCACTACTAAAATTTGATTCGACGACTTCTTTAATTACAGATTTGGATGTAATATATGCTCTTGGTATATAATATATTTCTATGCCATGAATTTGTATAGATTCGTTTATTAAATCTTGAACTAAATTTTGTTCTCCTTTAGAACCTTGTAAAAAAAATGGATTTAACATGATATCATCCTATCATATCTAATGGTGGAAGTTCATATGTAGATGACATCTTATCTATTATTGCTTCCAATTCTTTTTGTCCATCATCATATATTTGTCTTCCGTTTAATTCTACTCCACCAGGAAGTTTAACACCTTGGAATTTAATTAAATTTTGACCCCATTGCCTTTTAATTAATGCAGTTAAATATGGTTTTAAAAATGAGTCATTCCAAACTCTTTCATAATCTGATGGATTCAACATTCTATAACAATCAATAATTATATACTCCCCAACTCTTAAACTTGACCAATCGATATCCAAATATAATCTATCTTGTCTTTTATTGAATCTTATTTGTTTTTGTGTGGTCAACAACCAATTAATATCTTCCAAATAAGTTTTAACCATTGAATAAGTTAATAACTCAGTAGATCCCCAATAGTAGATATCATTTAAGAATAATTGGTATTTAATACTAAACATTCCACTTGAAATTGAATTTGATCCTTCAAATTGCATTATTTTATTAATTCCAATTATATGTGGTGGAATTGGTATATAATTACTATTTTCGTAAAAATTAAATGTGCCTATAGGTGAAGATGCTGATACAGTTGAAACACCTACACCAGATAATCCTTTTGCTCTTCCTCTATCTATATCTTCTTGAGTTACTTGATATTTTAAATATGTTTGATAAACACCATCAAAATGCCTTTCTTGGAATAATTGTATGGCATCATCTACTAAATCTTCAATTTGTTCTTGTGCCACATTAATTTCTAAAACTGGTGCCCCCAATTTTCTTAGGCAATAATCAATCAATCCTTGTCTTGTAGATGGTTGTGCCATTATAGTCCTGCTATAACTTCTTGTTGTTTAAAGTATAATTTAACATAAGATTTTGCAATATCTTTAATTTTTTCAATATCACTTATACTATCTATTTCTCTTGAGATTTTCTCATATTCAAACATTTTTCCAATATTTTCCAAAATTATTTTATCTGGGTTCATTTTTTAACATCTCCATAATAGATTTAATAGATTGTTTAATTTCATCTATTTCCATTTCAATATTTGACAATCTTTCTTGTTCTTTTATTTTTGCTTCTCTTGCTAAAATATAATTCTTATATTCGTTATAATTTGTATTAATAACTGCTTTAGTAGCATCATCTCTTACGTAATTTGGATGACCTTCAACTTTATTGATATTCATATTATGCCAATGCTATTACTCTAAGTTGTTTTAATCTCGGCGGATAAACTTGCGTTGTTGAAGTACCATTAAGTTTAATACTGAAATATCTGAATGGAGATAATTTATCGATTGTAAATTCCAAATCAGTAAATGTAAGATCTCGACTTGTAAATCCTAAAGAATCGGATTTTGAATATAATTTATCTGGTTTTCCGTTATTTGCTGCTAAATCTATAATTGTTCCATCTGCTGTTAAATTATCATATCCTGGAAATGGATAATATATTGGATTTTCTTCTGGATCATTCATTAAAGCAAAAAATGCTCTGACATCACTATGAGTATTAATATACGCAGAAACAATTACTTTAATAGAAGTTGCCGGTGTTTCGAGAGAAATTGCATTCGTAGCATATACAAATGCTGTTGGGTCTTCTTCTAGTGAAGATATTCTATTGTCCGTAACATAATTTTGAATAGGATTGTTAATCCTATTTGTAGTTAAAATCACAGAAGTTCTATCCAAATCAATTACTGGTGAAACATAAGGGTTGCCAGTGTTTAATTCTAGATTTATGGTTAAAGATTTATTTCCTGGAAGATTGGTTAATTTTTCAGATTCATTGATTTTAGAGCAAATTAATCTCGGAGAAGTTAAATAATTTGAATTATTAAGATTAATTGATTCAAATCCTTTATCGGAAAAAGATGCTTCAGTTCCATCTACACTTGTTCCAGAAATAGTTCTCATAGATGCATTAATATTTGTTCCAACCAAATTCATTGTTTGTATTACCGGAGTCAATATTTCATATTGAATATTTTGAGTGGATTTTACTATTGATCCGCCGCAAGATTTCTCTTGATTTAAATATAATTTTGGAAAAAATGTTCCAACAGATCTATCTACTCCATTTGATGAAGTATCTAATTTTATAGTATAATAGTCTAAATCTATAGGATCACTAACCGTTACATCGACCAAATTGTGAATTTTATTAATTCTTCTCAGTGATACTGATCCAAGTTCATATTTGTATATGGAAGTTCCTAATGGATATTCTGAAGATATTGTTCCATCAATTGATCTTGTTATTCCAATTAATTGTGGAGTTGCGCCAGATACTGCTCCAGTATAAGAGACTATTTCATCTCCAATTAAAGCATATCCAGGATTAGTTGTTCCCACTCCAACATTTTCAAACAACTCAAATCCACTTACACTTGATATATCTATTGATGTGTTAGAAGTTGAAGATAAAGATGAAGTCAATCTAACCGGATTCAAATCTGGTTCAACATCAGACAGTTCAACTTTATTAGTGGAAAAGTGCATTCCATGATTTCTATGTTTAACTTTTATGTGCAGACCATCAGATACAGTTGTAATTGTATTTGCAAGTACATTTGCTCCAGTATTTTTTAAGTCTGTTGCTATACCAATATTATTAATATACCTAATAGTTTTTCCTACTCCAGTTACAAAATCTCCTTGAACTTGATCTATAATAATTTCATTTATTCCAGAAAGAGAAGTTACAGATAATCTTAAATTTCTACCTAAAGAACTTATCCCGATAATTGGAGCAGTTAAAACATCTCCAATTTTATATCCCGATCCACCAAAATTAAATGTTGCTGCTACTGCAACTCCATTAGAAATAGTTATATTTGCAGTAGCACCATTTCCATCTCCAGTTACAGACTTTAAATTTACATTAGTAAATAATCTTGAAGATGATGATGGGGTATATCCTATACCCGCATTTATAATATTAAGATTTCCAATTCCAGAACCAGCGTAACCAACAAATGTACCATAAGAATTGTTTCCGGACTGTATAATTTTATTTCCTATACTTGGTAACTGAGAATCAGATAATGTTGTTCCTAGTCCAACTCTAACTTTTCTTGATGATAAAACTAAAGGATCTCTGGATAATGTTGCAATTTGATCATTGCCTTCCTGTAATTCTGGATTGTAAAAATTTACATTTCCACTTGATTTAAAATTAGCTCTATAAAGATTAAATTTTAAATCCTCAAACTGGCTAGGAGTCCAAGTAGACCCATTTTGAGATTTAAATAGTGACCCAGATAATGGTTGCTTACTAACTAAAACTTTTTGGGATTCTAAAATATTTGCAGGATTTGTGTCAAATTCACCAAGCCTACTAATCCACACAGAATAATCAGGTGAAGAAGAAAGAATTGCTATGGAATGAAATTGTTGTCCAGCAAGATATACTGGAGATGGGAAATATACTGTAGTAGGAACAGTACCTGTTTCAGAAATATAAACTTCTTTTGGATCTAATACAACTTCACTAAAAGGATATACTTCTGATGTTGGATTTCCATATTTTACAGGACGTAGTTGCACAGTAACTGGGAGTTGTGCATCTTTGCTGTAAAAATACAAATCAACAGACGTTACAAAAATACCACTTTCTGCTTCAACATAAAATGATTGTGCTAATGGATCCGTTATTTTCATTGTTTATATTTCTAAAGTGGGAACTGCAATTATTTAATCGTAGTGTATTATTTAGTTTTTATCTTCTCTTATTTTTCTTGTCTTGATTTCTATTTTGATTATTTTGATTTTTGTTAATATTGTTATTATTTGTATTTTGATTTTGATTTTGAGGGTTTTTGTTAGCTCCTGTATTATTGTTATTTGATTGTGGCTTTGGTGAATTTTGCTTTCTCAGAGCATTTCCAACTACGATATTTGCACCTGAAGGACCATATGTATTGCTACGTTTTATTGAGAAACCTTGTTTTCTCGTCAATTTTTGTGCTTCAATTAAATTTGCATTGGGATTCAAGTTGGAAACCGCATTTATAATAGAAAGTCCAGAATTAGCAGTTGATAGTTGACCCTTTGGAACAGAAGTAATATCGAGATCTTTCACTCCCTTTTTAGTAATTGGGAATAATCCATTTGCAAGACCAGAGGTAGCTCTATCATTTGATGTTATTCTAAGACCCGCTTTTTTCCATTCTTTTTCCGCTTTATCTGTACCTAAAGTTGCAACATACCACCCAAATGGTTTTCCATTTAATAAATTAACTGGAATTGAAGTTCCTGGAGTCAAACCAAGTTTAGTAGTAACAGAATTTCCGTTAGCATTAATAAATCCAACAGAAATCTTATATTTGTCCTTTTTCTTTCTGGGAGTAGTAGGAGTTTCAGTAGTTTCAGTAATTTCAGTAGTTTCACCGCCGGCAGGTACTACAGGACCACTTTCTGAAGGTTCTTCTGTTGGTTCAGGATCTGTAGCTGGAGGTGGTGGTTGTATTGGATCTTCAGGTCGTGGTAAAGGATCTCCAGGTAAAACTGGAGGTGGTGGAGGGGGAGTTCTATCGGAAACAAGAGTTTTATTTACGACTGGAGATTGAGTTTGTGATGTGGCAACATTATCAGTTACAGTTTGAGTTTCGACTCTTACCGTTCTTATCGAAATAACATTTTCCTGTACTATATCAACTCTACCATCAGATACAAATCTCTCTTCTGCTCCGGTTGTAGGTATTCCCTCTATTTGAGTATTAGACTCACTGCTAGTTAATTTAAATATTTTACTTCCTGTCTTAAATGATGGAAATGATGGGACATTTGGATTTGGTATCCAGAATGATCCAATTAGTGTACCTTTATCATCTGAAATGAGTTTAACTTCATTTATTGTTGCTATAGCACCACTTGTTTTCCCAACTAATTTCATCCCAGATTTTACCCATCCATAAAAAGATCCAATAGCGTGAGTAGATAAACTAAAAGTATCAATATTCAATATAGTTGAAGTTTGTGAATATTGAGACCCTAATGTATCAAGTCTTGTATATGGATTCAAACTGTAAGTATCAATTGGAGCATTATATGGACCATATTTATGATTTGGTGCAGCAACTCTAAATGAAATTTTTGGATCTATTGCTAAAGATGGAGTAGTTGAAGATGCAAATTTATCTTCCGATGTAGTCGTAGATCCATAAACAGTTTCTCCTACAGTAAATGTTCCACTAACCATAGTAATTTCAAGTAACTTTGGTATCACATACTCAGAAACACGTAATCCATCAAAGAATGGGTATAATCTCGTAGATGGTTTTAATCTTTTTGCTGTAAATTCAATATTTCTAGATCTCATAAATGGAGTTAAATCGGTGCTAATAACCCTATCTCCATAAGAAACGGTTTCAAAGGCATCTCTTGTTATAGATCTAGTTCCAGTCCTAGTTGATGTGCCAGTTCTTGTGATAGTATCAGTTACTTCTTGGAAAGTTAAAAATCCTTCATCAAACACTCTAGTTTTTGTATCTTTAGTTTGCCCTGTCCACACTGTTTCCCAAGCACCCCAAATAACAGGACTAAAACCAGTTTGTTTGTCCAAATCACCAATAGAAATTTGAGATTTTGTTTCTGTTAGATTTCCTTGAATTTGAGTTACATTAGCTTGTATTCGTACTTGATCAACCCAAACATCTGAAGATGGATAAAGTTCAATAGTCCCTCCATAAAATGGGGATCTATATGAAGCAACTGGTTCAACTCTAGTTGAATATGGTTGCCTTACTTCTTCTACTTCATCAAAATCTAAAGTTATTATCTGACCAGATTTTCTAATGTTATTTGCTATTAGATCATCTACTGCAGAAATATCAACATTTGGATTTACTGTAGATCCAATCCCTACTAAGGACTTGGAACCTATAATAAGATCCAACGAGGTTGTAAATGGAGCTGGTCTAAGCTCAGAATTGTTTAAGTCTATACTATTTTTTACATATGTTACTTTTCTTTGAGAAGTGGTAGATTTAAAATCATCAACAAAAAATCCAGATTTAAATCTATTTAATCCATTTGCATCTTGAATTTGCAAGCTTGAAGTATCGCTTTCTAACAATGTTAATGATGTATAATACTCAAGATTTTTGATTCTATTTTCAAGCGTCCTTATATCGGACATTCTATACCTTTTATGTTCAGTTAAACTGACAGTAGCATCATTGGCATTGCAAAGATATGGAGGAAGTGAAATGGTTGCTATTTCCAATCCGCTATCTATCGATACTGGAGGAGTTGGAATGTCAGCGGACTCGCCTTTTTTTAATTGAATTTTTCCTTCTTTTGTAATGAAAATTTTATCAATTCTTGGTAAATAATAAGAAAATCCTAAAGTTATTGCTTCATCTGAAGCTAAAATTTTATTTGAAGATGCATAATCGAAAGTTCTACCAAAAAATTCAAATGGGGAATATGTTGAAGTTGTTACTTGAATATTGGATACTCTTGGTCTTATATCAATTAAATCACTAACTCTAATTCCATTTATACTAGGAATATCACAATAGTCAAATTGAGAGTATGAATTTGAAGTCAAAATATCTCCATTATCTGATGACGAAATTGAAGAAGATTCAAAAACAATTTTTATCTTTCTAGTTGGTGATCTAAAATCTGGTCTTCTTACTATTTTAGAATAATCATAAATTGTATCTTTTTGACCATTATCGAGAATAAAATTGGATGTAATATTTCTATCCCCTGGAATAAATTCTGAAATAAATGCCGTTATTCCAGATTCTTCAAATTTAATCTGTTCTCCAACTTCAAATGATTTTCCATTAAGGTTGGTAAAAGTTATTTGAGAGTCATTAATTCTTTCGCAATAAATTGCAATTGAATTGCTACTTTGACCTATAATCTTTTCTCCTATAAACAAGTCTGCAGTTCTTGATGTTGGTCCTGTTAATTCAGAAATAGTAATTCTTGGTAAAATTGGATCGGAAGTTGTTCCAGATTCATATATACCATAAATTTTTGTTACATCTGGTCTAAGTAAACAAATTTCTTCATCTTGAACTCTGGTTCCGTAAGGATAAGCACCAAATGTTAGTCCATCATTTGAAGTTTGTGTTCCTATTCCAGAATATTGATAGCTCGATTTATCTACAATAATAGACTCAATTCTATTTCTAGTTTTTGATTTTGATTCTACCTTACTATCAACTAATGTTGCAATGAGTTTTCCAGTTCCAGAAGAAGTTTGAAGACCTCTTATTGTAAGTTGAGTGGATCCATTTGAGAATACTAATCTATCTTCAGTTAATACTTCTATCGTTCCATTAATCGATAAAGAATATCTTTCTTCATCAAAGGGTAAGAAAGTTTCTCCTTCTCCCGCAGTTATAGTTTGCGTAGAACTTGATGTAATAGTAACATCGAATTGTTTTCTGATAGTGAGTAAAGATCCACTTAGATCTACGGAAGAAATATATTTTTTAGGTAGGGTTGTGTATAATGTATTATCTGTAGATCTTTGTAATCCCGACTTTAAAATTTTAAAATCACTAATATTGATTGTACTTGTTGGCAGAGCTCCTGAACATACTCCAGATACAGTTGTTACTCCAGCAATTCTTAATGATGTTGGATTTACTTGAGTTATTACAGAATAAGTAATATCCGAAAAACCTGGATTACTATAAGAAATAAGATCACCAACAGAAGCAATTTCTGCAAAATTAACTCCAGGTGCAGTTACGGTACTTATACCAGCAACTGCAGTAGTAATATTAGCGTAATTTCCTGAATATACTGATCTCTGCTTTACATCAGCAGTAAAAGTAAATCCTATTCCAGCAGCAGAAGCATAGACTGATTTTACATTTTCGAGTCCGTAATCAGTTACTGCAATAGAAACTCGTGTATTTTCAATTCCATCAAATATAAATCTTTCCCCATTAGCAAATTTTCCCTTAGTATTATAAAGTGTAATAGTTGGAGAATTTGATACATCATATCTAATGAATCCAGTAGATCCGCTAGATTTACCTTTAACATGAGTTGGTCTAGATAGTGTTATCGGCTCATTAAGTGTAATTTCTGTATATGTTTGGATATCATACAAAGATAAATCCCATTCATTAGCATTTGGGGTAGATGATTCGTAAGATCCACTCTCCAGAGCAAAATCGTACACTCTAGCAACTCCAATTTCTTTTCCCGAAAGTGCTAAAGAAGTTCCAACTCTAGAATCTCTCAAACTTACATAATATGAAGTTGAAATTCCTAAAAGAGGGTTTCCATTTACTCTATTAACGGTAAATGTTGGACCAGTAACATAATTAACACCCTGAGATTCTAAAGTATTAGTATCTCTTGGTTTTTCAAAATCTAAAAATGTTGGACTTATTGTTTCTATTGAATATCCTTGAACTAACGCTTTTAGAGCAGATATTTGATAAATTCCAAGATCATCCCTTGGAGTATTATTATTATATGTTGTTTGACCTTCAACAAATACTCCTTCATTACCCATAAAGTCATTTAATGACTCATTTATAGTAATAGTTGGAGGTTTTACATAATAGTCTCCAGATTCTTCATAAGTTCTTCTAGCAAACTCTTTTGCTATTTCACTATATTTTGGATCATTTCTTATTGATACTAAAGTTCCCTGTCTTACCTGAAGTAATTCGACAAAATCTAATGGATTATCTGCGTCTAAAGGAATTTTTGTTAGAAATGCATTTATTTGTAGTCTATCTGCACCAGGAGCAGCATAGTTTTGATAACCTTGAGCATTATCAAGTAAATCAGGATCTTGATCTGAAGTTACGATGCTTTCAAGTAACTGGAATCCTACTTTATAACTCCCATTATTTGCATATTGATCTAATAAAATAGTGTCCTCATTTATATAAACAAAATGTCCTCGTAAATAATATACACCTTGATTAATAGATACTGCAGATCCGGTTGCATTACAATTACTCTGATCCGTTATTGCAAATCCTTCACCTGGTCTAAGAATTATTGTAGTATCATCTAATACATTTTCCTCTTCTAATTCAGTTTCTAAAATTAAAACCTCACCATTTATAAATCCATCGTATTTACTATTTGCATAATCGGAACTCAAAAAGTTTATATAAAGAGTGTTTAATCCTCTTTCTGAATTAGTGTAATCTAAAACTGCATCAATTTTTGCACGTATTCCAGAAGACTTACCCCTAATAGTTTTTCCGATCAAATATGGCAAATAACTTATTACAGGAATTCCAAGATAAACATCTTGTAAAGTAACTGCTTGATACCTATCAAGAAAATTTATTTGTCCAGGTATTACGACATCACCATCTTTATAGATTGAATTTGCAAATCTTTCAATTTGATTTTGTAATGTCGATTGTAAAGAAGTTAGCTCTCTTGCCTGAATCGGTGTTCCAGGTTTAAACAAAAATCTAAAATAATTGCTTTCTGGATTGAAATCATCAAAATATGGAGAGATGTTTAAATTA